CTGGATAGTTCGCATCTCCAGTTGCCCAATTACCAGTTACATCAAAATTATATGTAACTGGCGTTATGCTAAAAAATGAACACCGCTTTTATAGAAATTTCCTGTCAAATCCTCAACTATATTCAATTTTACCGCTGTGGCTGTTCCAGTGTAATTTATAACAATATTACCGCCAGTCAATGCAACTGTTGTAATAGTTCCACCAGTCAAAGTAAAAGAACCTACAACCGCTGGTATTAAACTTGTATAGTCTATTGACCCATTACAAGCGTCTAAAACTTTTAAAGTTAAAACTCCACCAGTATTGCTTACTACATTGATAATACTTTGAAAAACGCCTTTAAAATCAGTAATATCAAAATCTAAACTTTCCCAAGTGTAGAAAATTCTTTTTTCATGAAGTTCTTCAGGTTTAACATACTGCAATTTTATTGTAGTTTCTGCACTTTCTGATCCGATTTGCTCTTTGTAGTGTGGTATTGTTACCATTCCTAAATCAAAACCTTTTAATTGCGTTGCAGAAAAGTTTACTAACTCCACACCTTTTTCAAATACCTTAACAAAATCATACTCGTTGTAACTTTCTAATGTTTTGGCAAAAGAATAGAAACAAGTTCCGTTCCAAAATTTATAAGTTTCTGTTGGTTTTGCGTCTTGAGTTTTGTTTTGGTACAATGTAGAAGACGTTGCAAATTGGTCTTCCATATCTCCCATTTCATACCCTACCGCATTAACTACACTATGTAATTTTCCAGCTAAAACTAAAGCATCAAGTGAAGCCTTGTTTAAGTTCGTTAGTTTTGTTCCTTTGTCCATAAAAAAACCTCCCAAAGAGTTCCCTTTTTGTTTATTTGAACATTTATTAATTCCTGTTCCTGCAACTCCTACATTGCAATCTCCAAATGCTTGTAACATAATTTTTTATTTTTTAATTGTTATTTAAAATACATTCTGTATTTATGTTTAATTTTATTTTTAATATTCTAGCATCAACAATATCAATGCTTACATCTTTGGGGTTGTTTACTTTATTTTCAGTTGTAAATTCAATATTATTTCCACTCCCAAAATTAGGCTCATCATAATTATTTATTGGATTTTCGTATAAAACAATGTTTTGATTTATTTCTAAAAGATTATTAATAGCAACTTGCAAAGGTTCTAAATATGTTTTGTAGTTATGATAGTATCTCTCTACATTGTTATAATTTTGCTTTGTACCCATAAATAAGATTAATTGACTATCAATATCAATAGTGCTATTCTTATTTCTATTATTGGGAGCTAATACATACCAAATTAAAGGATATTTTTGGCTGTTACTTTTCATTTTGTTTGTAATCCATTTATTATATTCTTTTTGGTCTCCAAAATAAAAATTAACTAAAACATTTTCGTTATTTACATTAATTGTAAAATTCTCAAATATTTTCGCTAAAGCCATTGATACAATCATATTCCAAATCTATTTTGATAATTTAAACAAGGTGCATTTATGGTTTCATAATCGGCTTTTTTATCAGTTACAAATTGTAATAAACTAACAAAACCGCTATTATTACCATTGTAATAATCTAAAAATAAAACTCCGTTATGATAATATTGATTAGCGTTAGGCATTGAATAACCTTGATATTTATCTACAAAATCATTAAAAACCTCAGTCAAATGTTCGCTTGGGTTTATATTGGTTGCATTTCGTGGGTTTACCAAAACTTGCCCAACACTTGTATTAATACTATTTTGATAGGCAAAATAATACACAAAATTTGCTATTAAACTAACATTTGTAGTTCCTTGAGTGTATATTAAACCTTTCCATACAAAAGTCTTATTATTTAGTGTATAAGTTACACCATTTACTAAATCTTTCCATTTTTGGGGGGCTGTATTATCAAGTACGCCCCCTGTCAAATGGCTGTCAAAATCAATAAACAATTCTGCTCCTAAAAACTCTTGCATAAATAGACGCGCATATTTATCAATATTCATATTTAGATTAATCAATTCATCTGAATTAACTTCGTAAATATTAGGAACGTTTAAAATTCCATTGAAATATGTTTTATCTATTAAATACATTTTATTGTTTTTTCGGTTTTTCTTTTAATTCTTTTTCTGCAAACGCTTTGGCTACTTTCAATTCATTGATAAAAATATTTGAAATATCTTTACTAAATTCTTTAATATCGCCTTTTTTGTTATTAGAAAAATCATCAATAAATTCAATTTTCATACTACGATGCTAATGTTGCTAATGCAGTTGTAATATTTGTACATTTTAAGAAACCTGTTTTATCAACGTTTCTAACTAAAAATAACAATCTCACTCTTGCTTTAATAGTTTTTATATCTTGTACAAATTGAGTTCCTGAATATCCCTCACTTAATACAACACCGCCTTTTTCGTAAATAGTTCCAAATCTACTATCTCCTACTACAAGCGTGTTGTCCGCTAAATTGTTGTCTTCAACAATATTTAAACCTGCAATTGCTCCAGTTTCTGAATTAAACATATAATTATTTTCTCCGTCTTTTTTCAAGAAATATCTATCAATAGTATCAGAGTTAGCAGCTACAAAATTTGGTTGGTATTTTGAACCTCTTGTTTTTACAATTGTAGTTCTCATTTTTCTTACCAAATCTTTAATGTTTGCGTCTGTTATTGCACTTGCAACTGGTGTATAAGTAGGCGATGCTGTATAAAGTCCTTCAATATCAGATGCACCACCAGCTCCTACTGCTAGTTTTGTGTCAATTACTGTATTTACATTAATTTCTACAAATTTTGCTAATTCAGAACTTGCCAACACTTCGTCTTCCATAAACTCTTCAGTAACTGGCAAAGTTGAACCAATTTTTTGAAGTTTTGTTGTATATTCTACAAATTTTGCGGTGTCCTCTGGAAATGTACCTCCCTCAGCAACGATTGCACTTGCTCTTACAGTTGTAGACTCATCCCAATCAATATAAGAAATTGTTCCGTTATGGTTACCATCTCCGACTTGTACCTTTGGGAAAAAATCATAAAGTGAACGTGCCTTAACTCCCAATTGCCCAATGTTTGTTAATCTTACCGCTTCGGTATTATCTGTAATACTCGCACGATTAGACAACGCTTTAATAACTACTTCGGTATTTTTGTCTCCTTTTGCAATAGCCTTGATTTTGTCTTTGTTTGCTTTAATTTCATCAACTAAAGACAAAGTATCTTTTTTACCTGCTTTTGTTAATTCAGAAATTTGTCCTGCAATTTCATTACCTAAAAAATCTTTAAGCGTTTGAGTCGCTGTTTCAATTTCTGCTTTTACAGTTGTAGCAACTTCACTTTTCATTGTTGCTGTTCTGTGTTCTTCCAATTTTAATTGGTACTCTTTTAATTGAGTTTCATTCATTTCTGAAAGTTCTGTTTGTGTTTTAAATTCCATTTTTGTTTTAAATTAAAAAATTAATACTCTTTTTGTTTTTTGAGTGGTTTCTACCTGCTCGGTTTTTATTTCAATTTGAGTGTCTTCCAACTGCTCTTTATTGTTATTTTCAATTATTCCTGTTACATTGTTTGATCCAAATAAAACAAGACTGCTTTCTTTTACATTTTTAGCCTCTTTTACAATAGTAAAATATACAATTTCTTTATGTTCGTTTTTATTTGCAATCAAAGGAAAATATAAATCAAAGTTTTGTTTTTCTTTTGCAAATTCTGGACTATTAGAATTAAACGCAAATTCAATTTTTACATATAGCATTCTTACAGATGCTTGTAATTCTATCCCTTGCTCTAAAAATTCCTTTGCCTGTTTATCAATTATTTTATTTTTGGCAACTTTGTATATTAAGCAATAACTATCGCCCTCGTAATCAATTTCTAAAAGTGCAAATGGTATTTTAGTTGCAATCAATTCAATATCTTTAGGGACTGCAATTATATTATTTCTATTTAATTGATGCTCCCACACTAAATATACCTTTCCTTGCTGTTCTTTTACGGTCTTATTCCAGTTACCATCAACGTGAACATCGCCGTGACTATCTAAAATATTAGAAGAGTTTACTACAAAATAATAATAATCATTATCTAATTTTATACCTTTTATAGTTTCATTTTCTATTGCTTTTGATATTTCAGATTGATTAGTAATAACTTGTAAACCTTTATCAATAGATTTGCACTCCAATTTCTTTTGTGCTGTTATAATACTTTCGTTTTCTTTAAACTCTTTAAATAAAGTTTCTTTGTCCTCAAAGTATTTATTTAATTCTTTACAAAATATTTTCATTTGTTTATTGTTTTATTATTTAACAATATTTCTTTTTTCTTTTCTAATTGTTTACGCATTGCTGGAGGTAAATTTTCTTTTAACATTTTATCTATATTCTTTATTACTTCAGAATTATCAGTTATAATATTTTCCATTAGTATTTTAATTTTTGTTGGTGTTTGTGTGTTTATAGGTTTTGCCATTAGTTTCCGTAAATTTCTTTTAATTTAGCATCAATAGTATTTTTATCCAACCCCAATTCCTGTGCAATTTTTAAACTCTCTAATTCAATTTTATTATTAGCAACCTTTTCGGCTTTAAATACTTGATTAAATGGCATATCTTCCCAACTTGCACGTAAATCTTCCTTATCAAATAACTGCTCTAATAAATCAGTCATTTGCCTTGCTATTGGGGACAAAGTGTAATCAATAAACGCCCCAAATGATTTTTCTTTATTTTCATAAGTGCTACCATTTAATGCAATACCAATAACATCTTTAGATAGTCCGTATAACATACCAATTATATGAATATCTGCAATAAAACTATCATCAAGTTTTAATTTGTTTAAATCGCTTACAAATCTTTCTATTGCTACCTTGCTTTTAACTGGTATAACTTGCTCGTTACCCCTT